CTTGAAGCAGAGCAAGCGCAAGCGTATCAAGAAACTCAATCACGCCAACAAGAATACGGTCAAGCAGGCCAACAGGCGAACGAAGCCGTATCAATGGCAAGTCATACCCAAAACCAACAAGCGAACCAACAAGCACAACAAGCGCAACAAATTCGTCAACAGTTACAACAACAGGCGAACCAACAAACTCAACAACAACAACAGGCAAAAGCAATTTCTAAAAAAGCGAATGAAAAAGAATGAAAATAAGTCAAATTAATATTTCGCATATCAAAGATTATTTACACGTTTACCACGATGAAGATGATACTTTAATTTCGGCCATATTGATAGCGTCTAAAAGCTTTGTAAGGAATTACACGGGCCTTTCTAATGAAAGCCTGGACGCTAAAGACGATCTATCTATGGCCGTCTTTATTTTATCATCCGAATTATATGACAATCGTGTTTATACAGTCGAAAATAATAACGTGAATCCTGTTATACAGACCATATTGAATATGCACTCGGTAAATCTATTGTAGGTGATAAAATGGCACGAATTAATGCAGGGAAATACAGGCACATTGTGACCTTTCAAAGATTGAAACAGGCGAGCCAGAATTCATATGGAGAAACCTCTACGAATGATGAAAACAATTGGGAAGATGCTTTTACCTCTCGGGTAGGTATCTTCCCTTTATCTGGACGAGAGTTTTTAACCCTGCAGGGCGATCTAAAGCTATCAGAAATAAGCCATAGAATCGTTTTAAGATATACAAAAGGGATTTCATCAAATATGCGCATTAAATTTGGCGCTAGAATTTTTGAAATGACCTCTGCGCCTGTAAACAGTTATGAAAGAGACGACGAACTACTTATTTTTTGTAAAGAAAAAGACCCTTTACCAACGGGAGGGCTAATCAATGGCTGAGGTTCGTGGAGCCTGGAAAGTCGGTATGCAAGTTGAGGGCTTAGAAGAATTACAGGCCCAATTTAACAAATTAGGCAGAATGCCTAAAAAGTATTTAACCAGGGCAGGCAGAGCAGGAATTGCAAAAGATTTACAAGATGTGAAAGCCAATGCGCCTACAGGCCAGACAGGCAATTTAAAGAAATCCATTAAAAAGAAAATGGAAACTCCGAACAAAAGAAATAAAGGAGTTTACAGGTTAACATTTGATTCTAAAATGACAGAAGCGTTTAGAAAGCCGACTACAGGCGTATATGGCGGTGTGACGCCAGAAGCTTATTATCCGAATTCAGTTGAATTTGGTTACAAGGGTAAAAGTGGTCATGTGAAAGTAAAAACGATGTATTGGGCCGATAAAGTTTTACGGCAAAATGAGGCGAGTTCTCTCCAAAAAGTAATTGAAAGTCTTAACGATTCGATAGACGAATTATTAAAGTAGGTGCATGAATGAATTTCGAACAAGCTTTAACTTATGAATTACAGACCATTACAGGCCTATCGAAAAAAGTTTTTCCTCAGAAAGCACCAGAAAATGCGTCGCCTCCTTTCGTTGTCTATTTTTCTAGCGACGGTGAGCCGATCATGGCCCTTTCGGGACCAACCAACATGACCGAATTAAGTTGTGAAATTCATATTTCGGCCGAAACATATGAACAGATGAAAAGCCTGACAAAAAATGCAACAAATCGCCTAAAAACTTTTTTCCAAAGAAGCATAGGGCAAAATGGGCCAATCATTAAAAGTATAAGCCATACCGAGCCAACAGAAGATATTGACAACAGTACAAATTTTCATATTAGTTCTTTTGATATTAGAGTCCGATTTTAAGGAGGCGTATTTAATTGCCAATCGTAGGAATAGGTACAACACTCAAAAAAGGTGATACAACAATTGCGAATTTAACGTCCATTGATGGTGTGGGAGTTTCGGCCGATACAGTGGAAAGTACAAATTTGAGTACAGAAGGTGGATACAGAACTTTCGTAAATGGCCTAAAAGATGCAGGCGAAGTCTCTTTATCTGGGCATTTCGGCTATGCAGATCACAGTCCTTTATTTGAGGATTTTGAGGCAAGCACTTTAGATTCTTATACAATTGAATTCCCTGACCGTTTGACGGCTACAGGCACACAATGGACCTTTACGGCCGTTGTTACGGGTTTTAGTACATCAGTTGAGTTAGAAGATTTAATTAGCTTTGAAGCAACGCTGAAAGTCTCAGGGCGTCCGACATTAGTAGCCCCTGTTTAAAATAAGTAAAGGTGTGGGAGTATGAGCGAAAACATAAGCGAAAACAACGATAAAAATACGATGGTCGTTATTAATTTAGATCGACCTCGTTTTGTCCGTTTTGGACATAAAGCACTCAAACAATTAGGAAAGCTTACAGGCAAAAGAATCGACGAAATGGACGAAAACGATTTCGATTTAGCTGATTTAGAAAAGGTTATGTGGTGTGGTCTGCAAGCTGACGCCCGAGAACATGGCGAAGATTTAAAGCTTGAAGATATGGAAGATTTACTTGATTCGGCTAATTCTTTTGGTGAGATCATGGAAGTCATGAACAAAGCCCTAGAACAGTCCTTCCAGAAAACCCAAAAAGAAAAAAACTAATAAAGGATAGCAGGCCTAAAGAGGGCAACCCAACCGAGGCCATATGGAATTGGGAATTTGCCCTAAAGTCTGCTATCCTTGTTGGTCTTTCAATAGAGCAATTTGATTTTATGACCCCTTATGAGTTATCCCTTTATGTAGAAGCCCATTACGAGAGGCAACAGGCCGAAATGAAAGATAAGCTTACTTTGGTGTGGCTCGGGGAATATTATCACCGTACTAAGCGTTTGCCAAATCTGCAAAAGGAATTAAGAAAGATTACAGGCGAAGAAGAAAAACCAACTATGACAGACGACGAAATGCTTAAAAAAGTCAAACACCTAAATGCTCAATTTGGGGGTGCTCACATAAAAGGCGGTGCATAAATGGCTCTTAGGAATATGCTTGTCCGTGTAGGCGCTGATATTACAGGCCTATCGGCAGGCTTAAAAAAGGCTCAAAAAGATGTTGCTTATTTTGGGCGAAACGTAACAGGCTCACTTAAAGAAATACAGGGTAAAATTGCAGGACTTACAGCCGTTTTCGGTGGGGGCATGTTGCTCGGGTCAAGCATCCAGGATGCTATGAGATTCGAGGCCTTAATGACAACGTTAGGCGAAACTTTAGGCGAAAGCAGAAATCAATTTGAAGAATGGCAAAAGAAAACGGGTACTGCTATGGGCTTTTCCATGTTACAAGGTGCAGAACTCGCAAACATGCTTTCCCTAAATTTTAAGTCTATCGCTACAGACACGGCCGATTTAACAAAGAAAACGACCGATATGATGGAACTTGCGGCCGTTATATCGAACAAACGTGGAATGGCAATGACCGAGGTTTCCGATCGGATTAGGTCGGCAATGAACCAGGAAGCCGATGGCGCCCAGGAACTAGGCGTTGACGTAAGAATTGCGGCGATCAAAGCAGGCGAATCTTATCGAATGATGGCCGATGGCGCACCGTGGGACCAACTCTCTGAAAACATGCGAAAAACAATCTTGTATCACCATATTTTCGAGCAAGTTAATAAAAATTTAGGCCTAACGATGCAAGATACTACGGCTCAAAGAATGGCCGTGTTTACGGCAACCCTAGCGAATGTTCGTTTGGCTCTAGGTCAAGCTTTTCTGCCTATATTGCATGTTGTTTTACCGATCTTAACAACCCTTGCAAATATGCTTATGAGAGTCTTGCAAATAATTGGAGCCTTTTTTAGAGCATTGTTTGGTGGAGGTTTTAAATTTAAAGCGCCTGTAACGGCAGGAGACGTAAAAACAACGAATCAACAGGCGAAAGCTTTAGACGGTGTAGGTGATTCTGCTTCAAAAGCAGGCAAGAAGTCGGCAAAAGCAGGAAAAGAAGCTAAAAAAGCTTGGTCAGGCACATTTGGATTTGATGAAGTACACACCATTAAAGACCCCGAACCCGACACAGGAGCAGGTGCAGGAGCAGGTGCAGGTGGCGGTGGCGGTGGTGGCGGTGGTGGCATTGGCGGTATGGGCTGTATGGAAATGCCCGTTCCAGATTTCAACCCATTTGACGAAGCTATGGACAAATTGGCAGAAAGATTTAAAAAATACACGGACCCAATCAAAGAAATCGCTAGTAAAGTTTGGACGGCTATTTCTACTTTTGCAATAGAAAAATTCAATCAGATAAGTGCATGGTGGACCGAGAACGGTGCTCAGATCACAGAGGCCATGAAAAATGTATGGAATTTTATTTTGCCTATTATCACTTTTGTTGTCCAATTTATTTGGGAGTCCGTAAAAGGCTTAGTAAGTGGAGTCATTTTATTTTTCCAGGGAATTATCGAATTTTTCACAGGCGTATTTACGGGAGATTGGCAAATGGCCTGGGAAGGATTGAAGAAAATTTTCCTCGGGGCGTTCCAGGCAGTTTGGAATTTCTTTAATTTAACCCTTATTGGTGGAATGAAAAAACTCGTTTTAAGTTTCGTAAAAGGCGGTATAACGAAAATTACCGAGTTTGGAAAAGGGTTTATAAGCATTTTCGATACAACGTTTAAAGATGTTGTTAAAGGCTTTTTGAGTTTTATTAAGAGCCTAAAAGATTTCTTTTCCAATTTCGGAAAATGGATGTGGGATACAGGCATAGATATAGCCCACAAAGTAATTGGCGCATTTGAAAAAATAGGCGCAGTAGGAAAAACAATTTGGGATACGATCAAAAGTGCCTTTCTTGGTGCGGTTGATTGGTTCATGCGTACTATTATTACGCCTATTATAAATAAATTTGGTGATATTAGAGACGCTTTTAAAGTCAGTCTTAAAGAAGGATTCCGAGCCGTTTTAAATTCGGTCCGTGGTCCTATTAACGCCATGATTGATGGATTAAATTCAATTAAAAATAAAATTCCTTTAGCGAATATGTTGCCTAATATCAGGTCAATCCCTGCATTTGCGCAAGGTGGTATTACAGGCGGTCCTATGCTTGCTATGGTAGGCGATAACCCAGGAGGTCGTGAAGTAATTGCACCTCTGGACCGTTTACAAGGCATGTTAACTAATTCCGTAGTACAGGCCATGCAATTAGGAAACGCAGGCGGTAATCAAAAATCGGGCGACATTATACTTAATATCGACGGTAGAAGTTTCGCCCGAATTGTAAAACCTTTCTTAGATCGTGAACAAAACCGTGTAGGAAATGACGTTCGAATCAGATCAATTTAAAGGAGTGGGACAAATTGGCTCTTATTTCAGTTAGTGGGGTAGACTTGCCTACTCCTGCTGAATTTCAAGTAGGTTATATGGACGTATCAAAAGCAGAAAGAAACGCAAACGGTACAATGATTATCGAAAGGGTAGCAACCAAAAGAAAATTATTTTTAACGTATGCGTATATTACCGAAAGTGAAGCCTCAACTATTTTAATACAACTCGCCCCAACGTCTTATACGGTTACATATATGGACCCACAAACAAGATCAATGAAAAGTGGCTCTTTTTATTGCGGTGATCGTACTATCGGCATGTTAGATTACATTAATGGCAAGCCACGATACAAAGAACTAGGTTTTAACTTGATTGAGAGGTAGAGTGAATGGTTGAATTCAGCAATCTTTTTAAAAATAAAATTTATGACACGGACCGGTCAATACAGGCGAAAGTTTCATTTGAAATATTAGCCGTTGAAGCTTACGACGATGCTAGTTTTGCAGTATCGAGCGAAGCCCCTATAAGTCGTTTGAGCCAGGCTATTAATAAAATCCGTAACATGAGTCATAAATACGCTACTTATGAGCCTAATTATTTTCAACTAGACGGCACTTTTTACATTCCCCCGAAAGAAAACGAGGGAGATAGTGAATTAGGTTGGTGGAGCGATTCAATTTCAGATCAAAATGGACATTATGTTACAAATCCAACGATAACCTTTACTTTTACTGAGCCTCACAGTTCTATTGGTTTAACATTCACTTTTGATAACCAGGCCGATGAATATGCTTCTGAGTTTGCAATACGGACGTATTCGGCTACAGATGTATTGATTGTTTCTGAAACAGTTACAGGGAATACGGGTTCTATTTATTATTTCGATACGCCTTTAGACAACTACTCAAAAATCGTTATCGAGATCATAAAATGGGCGAACCCTTACAGGCGATCAAGATTAGTCGAAGTGGACTTTGGTGTAGTCAGAGAGTATACAGGCGATAAATTAATTTCGCTTAAAGTTCTTGAAGAAATGGACTTATTAACTTCTACCGTGCCAAGTAATGAAATGCAATTCGTCCTGGACAATAGCGATCAACTTTTCAACATACTTAATCCCAACGGAATCTATCGTTTTTTAGTTCCTAACCAAGAAATGACGGCCCAAATTGGCCTCTTAATAGGCGAAAATAAATACGAGTGGATTCCGATGGGTAAGTATTACCTAACAGAGTGGACTGTAGAAGAAGGAGCCATGACCTCTACCTTTGTAGGGCGAGATATATTTACAAAGTTAGAAGCCGTTGACTATACTACCTTATTACAAGACACGAACCTTTATGACTTAGCAGAAGATATTTTAATTAAATCGGATGTTGAGAAATATAGAATAGACGAATCGTTAAAATTAATTCCGACAAAAGGTTTTTTTGAGCCTATAAAAGTGCGTCAAGCCCTTCAAATGATCGCTATAGCAGGCCGTAGCGTTATAAGACAAGTTCGGGACGGCTCGATTGATATTGAGCATTTCGAAGAATTAACTTTTGAAACAGGTTATATCACCTTTACAGGCCAAGAGTTCGCAGGCCCAACCGTTCGCCCACAAATTTATATCGACTATGAATTCCAGGTAATTGATTTTGAAACGGCTTTTAATGCCCCTAAAATTTCATTGAGTCAACAAGTTACGCACGTAGTTATTAAAGTACATGAAACAAACGAAATAGTTACAGATATTAAATTTATAAATCCTAATGTCAAAGAGGGCATAGGGTACGAGATCGACAATCCTTTAATAAATACAGAAGAACAGGCGAGTTTAATAGCCGAATTTATGTTTAGGGAGTATAGCTTGATTGCCGAATATACGGCTAGTTGGCGACAAAATCCTGTATTAGAGTGCGGAAGTGTTATTTTGATTGAAGATAGTTTCGGCAATAAGAAAAAGGCCCGTATTACCAAACAAGAATACAATTTCGCAGGCTATTTGGATGGAATAACCGAGGCGAAAGGTGGTATCTGAATTTGGAGCCAAAAGAGTATATAGATGCTTTAAAAATGGATTGGACACCAATGGATTATTATAGTCATGAGGATTTAAACCGAGTTGAATATGCAATGACAATCGTAAGAGAAAAAATTGTCCTCTTTAGAGGCGAAATAGTGCCTTTAGACGAAATCTTTTATGATCGCACACAAGAAACAATCGAATTCGCAGATAGCCTAAATCGTATCGAAACGAATTTAGAACGAATGAAATTAACGTTTCCAGAGCCTTCAATTTTCGATATATCTAAAACAGATTGGACACATGATAAACCTTTTGATTTTTCGGATGCAACCAGGTATGAGCGCATGTTATATGAAATGTACTACAACATCGAAAACAACATATCTAATATTCCGTATTGCGGTCAATTGATCGCAGGACAAGAAGGAGTGATTTAATTTGCCTTATACACCGACTGAATGGACAAACAGAGAAGTGGAAAAGCCGAGAACTTATATTATGACCGATAACGGAGACGGAACTATTACTTTAACACCGTCCGAAGGTCAAATTTTCGCACCAGGGACACCGTTAGATGCCACGAATTTAAATAAAATGGAACAACAAATCGACGCTAACACGGATAATATAGAAACCAGAGTAAGTAAATTCGGTGACACCGTAACAGGCACATTAACAGGCACAACCATAAACGCTCAAACGGCCCTACAAGAGAATGGAGTGAACCTTTCGACTAAATACCAGGCGAAAGGAAGTTTTGCGCCTGCAGGCCAATATGGGACCTGGGAGTACGACCCGAACGGGTGCTCTTTAGTTGTTGGTAAATTCGCTAACTCAGGAGGCAAACCGATTAGAGTATTTTTCACCACGGCCAACCCTGGGCCAAGTAATCTAGAACACCGAGTATGGATACAAATTGATTATCAAGTATAGGAGGCTGATTTTTAAATGGGAAAAGGCGTTTTATACAAATACACGACAAGTTCACAGAGTAAAACCATATGCAAAAAATATACGACGAGCGCAGAAAATGACGGCAGAATTTATCATTACGATATAAGCAATCAGTACACTAATTATCCAATGGAAGAATATTACACTTACACTTTTGACGCAACATGGTCGCAAGGTTGGAGAGGCGACGGTGTACGGTTAGATGATGGAGTATGGCAAGGAAACATCCTTACAGGCTCAACGACAAATTACAGGGGAATGTTTGGTTTTAATAAAACAGCCATTCAAAACGTTCTCGGGCCTGGGGATTTCGGAAATGTGACGAGTGCTAAATTATGGGTGAATTGTTATGAAGGAACAACATACGGCTCCCCAGATATTCAAATAGGCAAACATTCTTATACAGGCGAACCTTCTGGAAACTGGAACGGCACAACGAATGCTGATTGGGGCGATTATTCGACTTTGCATGTTCCGAATCCCAATTGGGGCGGTTATGTAATAACGTTAAATAATACTCAAATCACCTTATCCGATAGAAGAACGGCTATAGGTGGATTTGCTCTAAGGGGCGCAACGGCCTTGAATGAGGACTCAGGTAAATTCAATGGAGTAAGTTCTTACAACACGAAATTAGAAATTACGGTTTATAAATAATGACTGAACAAATTTATATAAGTATAATCGAAATTTTTATAGGCATAGTCATTGAGGGCGTTTTGCTTTCGATGATTTTTGCCTTTATTTCAAATCAAACGAGCGAAAAACAAAACGGAATTCTTAAAGGCGAAATGTCGAATATCGAAGCGCAAAACAAATTTATTTACGATCAAATCATGAATAAGGTCGAAAACGCAAAGACTGAAATTATTAGCCAAATTAAAGAGGCTAATTACAACGAAAAAGGAGGTAATAAATAAATGAATTTCGATCTTGGCGCTATTACTACAAATGCTATTGTTGTCGTCCCTATCGTACTTGCTCTAACTCAGGCGATCAAGCTTACAGGCTTTGTACCCGATCATTTTGCGCCTTTAGTTTCAATTGGGGTAGGTATCATAATTGCCTGGATGGGTGGGCCTCACGATGTTCCTTTTAGTGCAATTTTGCTTAGTGGAGCAATTTATGGGCTAATTAGTTCGGGACTTTATTCGGGCGTCAAAACGACCATGCAGGCCCGTAACAGGCAGAAAGTAGAACAAGAACAAAATAAAAATAAAAACAAGGGCAAATACTGATGTTTAAAAAAATTACTGTCTCGATCATAACGTTTCTTGTTGTTTTTGGAATTGCGACAGGCGCAAGTGCTCAACATTATGTAAAACCAGGCGATTCAATGTCTAAGATCGCTAAAGCTTATAATATGACTTTAAAAGACTTATTAAGCCTAAACCCACATATCGCAAACCCAAATATCATAAAGCCAAACGATTATATTATTATCAGATCAAAAACAGAACCACAAAAAGATTTAGTAGATTATGCCCGTTCTCTCCAATACGTGACAACTTATGTTTACGGTGGACAGAATTTTCCCAAAGAAACAGACTGCTCAGGATGGGCGCAGGGCATCTTTAAAAAGTTTGGGGTCACTTTACCCAGGGTAAGCAGAGATCAGGCCAAAACGGGCAAGCCTGTAGCTTTTAAAGATTTGCAAATAGGCGATCTTATGTTTTTTTCTACAAAACCAGATAAAACGATAACACATACAGGCATTTATATGGGCAATGATTTCTGGATTAGTAATTTAAACGAAACAAAAGATGTTGAAATCATGTCCACCTGGAATTCTTGGACACAAAAATACTTCCTTTGGGGTGCTCGCCATGAAATCTAAAATAATTGTAATTGCATTAATCTCAGCCTTTTTCTTAACGATCTACAACCCACCGACAACGGATGCGCAAGGCTTTAATACTCATGTGGTCCAAAAAGGTGATAGCATGTGGAAGATCAGCGTTAAATATCAAATAGGCCTAAAAGAAATTATACAGGCGAATCCGACCGTAAAAAATCCTGCTATGATTTATCCGAATCAAAAATTGAATATCCCAAATATCGACAACGTTAAAAATGTTGAAGTTGGCGTATTAAAAATTGTCAATGAACAAAGATTCTCGGCAGGCCTAAAGCCTCTTGAAATGGATTGGGAACTATCACGAGTAGCCCGACTTAAATCACAAGACATGGCAGATAAGAACTATTTTAGTCACCAATCACCAACTTACGGCTCCCCTTTTGAAATGATGAAACATTTTGGTATTCAATATAAAATGGCAGGCGAAAATATTGCTTCTGGACAACAAACGCCCCAGGACGTTATGACTTCATGGATGGCCTCGCCAGGGCATAGAGCCAACATTTTAAAGCCTGAGTACACGCATATTGGCGTTGGTTATTATCGTGGTGGTAGTTACGGTCATATGTGGACTCAACAATTTATCACAAAATAAAACCTTGTCCATAGGATAAAATAACTTTACTTTGAAAGGGGGACAAAGAATGGTTAAAATTTATCTAGATGCAGGACACGGTGACACAGACCCAGGCGCAATCGGAAATGGCCTGTATGAAAAAGATGTAGCTTTGGACATTTCAAATCGAGTCGCAAAAAAATTACAGGCCTATAAAAATGTCGAATTAATGCAAACCCGAACCGATGATACTTTTTTGACGCTAACTCAAAGGACAAGTAAAGCGAATTCGTGGGGTGCAGATTGTTTTTTAAGCATCCACTTGAATTCAGCCACAGATAAAAGCGCCCGAGGTTTTGAGTCATATGTCTATAACGGTCCGATCGGAGCCTCGACACAGGCTTTTCAGAATATGATGCATGAAGAAATCATAAAGAAAATAGGCAAAACGATCTCGTCAGACCGTGGCAAGAAAAAAGCCAATTTTGCCGTTTTACGTGAGTCTCACATGAAAGCTTGTTTAGTCGAAAATTTGTTTATTTCAAATGCAAATGACGCCACTTTATTAAAACAAGATTCTTTCCTGGACACGCTATCAGAGGGCTATGTAAACGGCCTGGAGAAGTTTTTTGGTCTAGAACGAATCATACGACCTCCGACTGATAACAATTCGCCTGTAACGGATGGTGAACTATTTCAAGTGATTGAAGGCACTTATGCAAATTATGAAAAGGCAGAAACCCAAGTGAAAAAATTAATAGCCGACGGGTATAATGCTTACGTGAACAAGAAAGA